ACAATAAATAATGTTGAATGAAACACGTGCCATTAGCTCAGTTGGTAGAGCACTTGACTCTTAATCAAGGTGCCCAGGGTTCGAATCCCTGATGGCGCACCAAAAACAAAGGCGTTCATCTTTTCCAAGGTGGGCGTTTTTTCTTGTCTTTAACGGCGTTGACCTTCCCTGACTTTTCCTATTCTTATCATAAAAAAATAATTGAATTAACCAGAAAAAGAGGGGTTATTTTTTACCATTGCCAACAGAATGCCAACAGATTGCCAACAAAATGAAAATGATTACCAAAACCAATTCAATCGCCATCATTCCCTTTATTTACTACATATTACTAAGATTATAACACAAAAAGAACATAAAAAAAAGCCAGGCTTCTAGGATTAATGTCCCAGAGTTATGCCCGACTTTTGTCTTTTTATTCTATTTCTTCCGTATCGCTTGTAGTGTCCTTATTAATTTCGATGCTCTTATTTCCAGCGTCTACTTTTGCTTCGCTTAACATATAAACGGCTAAAGAACCAAAAGCGGTTATAACTCCTACCATTTGTTGAAGTGTTGCATCTTTTAATCCACAGATAACACCTATAGAAGTTAAGAACCCCGCAAGGCATGCCCAAAATTTCCTACTACCTAATTTTCTTTTCCAATCAATATTACTTTTCATTATTCATTACCTCCTCATTAATAGTATTATATAAACGATATAGCATGGTTATGAGCTCTTCTCTTGTTGCTGGCTTATCCAGATTTGAGAGGTCGCTTATCTTATATTTCTCCGCCCATTCTCGAGCTTCTTTGCTCCATGGCTGTCCTTTATAAAGAATCATTTTATCATCCTCCTCATTTACTGAATCTTTATCCAAATCTATTGTCACCTTTATCGGCTTCTTTATTTCTTCTTTAAATGATTCCCATAATCCCGGTCTATCAAAGAAACTTCCCGGGCATCTCTTTCTTGAAACATCATAATGCCTACATACAGAATCAGCGGTTAAATTATACCTTTTCATAAGATTTTTCACCAGTTCCACAAGGTTATAATAAGCCTGCCAATAATTACCGTCTTTATTAATGCAAAGCTCAATACCTAGTGAATTAAGGTTAGTGCATCCGTTAAGAGCCCTTCCGTATCCCTGATTATCTCCACAGTGCCAAGCCGCCAAATTATCCCCTATTATCTGGTAAATCTCTTTATCGTCTACAAAATAGTGAGCGGAGGAGTTAGTGAGGTTATTTTTAAAATACTTATAATGATTCTTCGCATTAGCTCCTCTTCCTTTATTTGCGGTGTCGTGTATGACTATCCACCTGACTTTATTATTTCCACGTGATGAAAAGGAATGATTTATAGGCTTATACTTATACGTTATTTTCATAGTTCCTCATCCTCCATGTCTGCTTTATTCTTTATTTTCTCATACAGTGTGTCAATAAATGAATCATCTTTTCTCCTAATCTTCTTATATTGACTATACATGATTTCGGTGTTTTCAAGCTCAGCCATTGTGATACTCTTTTTTCTCAATAACCTTTGATACTCTTTCCTTATATCATTAACCAGTATCACTTCAATCATTCCCGATAAGTTGTCATTCGCCAATCGTGCTTCTTCGGTATATTTGTTGTGCTCGTCAATCCAGCTATTAATTCTTTTTATTTCAAGATTAATTTTCTCAATTTCCTTTTTTGACAGCTCGTTTCTTTTATCATTATTGACCCATTTATTACCTATATAAGTAACAACGCCAACAATACCAGCAATCAACACAGCATAATACTCTTTGATTAAATCTTGAAGAAATGTCATTAGTAATTACCTCCTTCCTTTATACCTTCATCAATAAAACGGTTAATACTTCTGTCCTCTATCTTCTGGAATCTCTCCGCAAAGGTCAGGTATTGATTCATAAAATCTTCTCTTTCTCTATTGCCAAAATAGATAGTGTTAGGTTCTCCGGTTTTTAAGCTCCTCTCAATCTTCATTACTCTTTGTTTTTCGTCAATTCCTAGTTCTTCATCAACTATTCTCGCGGAGTCACCCAAATTTACCGGGCCTTGTTCGTCTATCAATTCACTAAGGTCATAACCACTCACTTCATAGCTCACGGAAGGCTTAGAAAGAACGGATAGAGAAGCTTGAGCCTTTTTATAGAGGTCATAAACATCATCAATGTTATCATAATATACCTTTTTAACTCTCGGTATCATTCCGTTCTCCGTCTTTATTCCGTATTTTTTCGTGGCCTCCCAGTCAATAATCATTCGCTCTTTTATATTGCCCCCTAATATGGTTAATCTATACTTATATCCCGTGTTTCCTTCTTCCATAACAGCACCAAGAGGGAAGATTCCCGTATATACCTCAGAATAATCTATGGTTTTCTTTATATTCTCTATATTTTCCCCATATTTTAATGAAAGGCCTTTATCTTCTCCGATTTCTTTTTTATAGTCGATAAACTTCTTATTTCCCTCATAACGTTCCTCAATTTCTCCTCCAAATACCTCAATAATCGCCGCAATTGATTCCCTAACTGTCTTACCCGTGAAATAATCTTTATCTATTCCAGCTATCCATTGTTTATCCTTCATATCGCTATAACCTAATTCAAAGCCTGACCCAACAAGAACATCTCTCATTAAGTCAGCTCCAGACCTTACCCCTAAAGGAACCTTATTTGTTACTATCACGTCATTCAATCTATAAATAAGAGACTCAGCATAAACGGAATAGATAATAAAGCCGTTCTCTTTTCTTGCTTCCAGCTTTGTTATTGAAAATCTCCGTGCTTTACCGTTTGTGTCTTTATACTCTATCAGTTTGCTTGGTTCCAGCTTATCAACAGTCTCAAAGGTTATATAGTTTTCGCCGTTTATTTCTTCTATATGCAAGGGGTTCCCGATATACCTTATTTCATATCCATTCATTTATTAATCACCTCTTACTTTGCCGTTAAGTCTGGGAGGTCAGGAGGGGGAAATATAGGCGTGGTACCATCATTCTTTTCCTCTTCTTTCTTGCCACCTCTTCCGTCTAACGGTTGTGGTGAGTTATCTGAAGCGTCAATTTTCATAGGAGCACGTTTTTCTATTGATAACTGATAGAGTATTAAGGTTCCCGACTCTTTAAGCATAAGCACCTCACCTCTATTATTCACGGCAAAATTTCTAATTCTATGATATAAACCAGTTTCTTTATCCGGTTCAAACGGTAGCTTTATAATAGGCTTTGCGGATTCGTAGTTATTAAGCTCCGTAAGATAAAAAGGCTTCGATATTTCCTTCGTATTAACCATAATAATATTAAAATAAACGCCGTTAGTATCATTGCCCAAGACTACAAGATTTTTCCCATTTATGGTGTCAATTGTCTCAAACTGTAGCAATGAAGAGTCGCTTTTAAACATAGCACTCGTATTTATCGTATAATATCCGCTTCCGTTCTTATCAATCTTAAAGAGATAAAGGTATTTAGTAGTAAGAGCGTATATATTCATATTATCCTCGTCTATCTCTATTTGGAGAATATCGCCGTCTAATGTTAACTCTTGCCCTTTGTTCAGTGTGTTTTCACTATAATTACTTCTTTCTTGTGTTGTTTTGAAGGTCAGTAATTTATTATTAAATCCAACAGCCAGAATATCCCTTTTTGTCTCAATTACTCCATAGGTCAAGTTTACCTCAGGGGATATTTTAGTATAACCACCTGTAGATTTGTAATTACTATCATTTATATATCGCTGTCTTACAAAAAGCCCATTATCTTTTCCATCATCCTGCTTTCTTAACACTAAGGCGTAGCACATAGAGAAAGGGGTATAAGAGGAGCCCCCAACAGTTTCACCTTGTCTTTTTCCTTCTACACAGGAATCAATAAATTTTTCTCCAAATCCAGCAAGCATAAGAGGATTATAAGCCGTTTCCGTTTTACTTCCGTCAGTTCTTAATTTTCCTACTGATACCTCCTCGAGCTCTTGCTGAACAAATAAAGATAAGCCGTCAAAAGAACAGTCCTCACCTGAAAATTTAACCCCTTTTATACTTCCAGCCTGTCTTTTATCTGCTTTTTCATCAGCTTTAATCCTGTTCCCTAGTAAACTAACACCAAGCACGGTGGATGTAAGGTCTCTTTTTATATTCCAAGGATTGATAACCTGAAGATTTTTGCTACCCCTACTTATGAAGGACTCATTTTTTAATCTATAGAATCCATCACCTGTATCAGTCCAGTTTATCCGTGACTTACCAATAACTGACACCTTCGGAAGATACTCCATGGAGCTGGTTTCTTTATTTAGTTCTTTTTCTTTTGTCAGCAATCTTTCGTACTCATCTTTTATTTTATTTATAGCGTTTATAATTTTATCCCAATCATCGTCATAGCTCAGTCCCGTCACACCTGACTTCTCCAGAAACTCGATTATCTTTACCTTAGCCGCTTTAGCCTCAGCCGTGTTCTTCTTAGCCTCTTCAGCTGCGTAGTCTGATATTCTTACTATTCGTTCCATTGTTTCGCCTAAATCTATTTCCGTACCCATACCGCTGTTACCTCCTCCGGGTTCACCTTTAGCTCCTCTTTGCACCGTGAATTTAGAACCATCGCTCATTTCCACTTCCGTGTTTCCGAGTTCGTCATATTGATAACCCTTCACGGTGATTGAGTCGCCTTTTTCTCCTCTTAAAGATTCAACCTTAGATAGTTCCTCGGGTGTCAGCTTGTCAAAATCAATGTTTAGAGTAGCTTTATAATCACTCTTCACACCGTAGATGTACCAATAACCGTCGTCGCCAATATAAGGAATATTTATCGGGTGACCTTGCTCGTCTTGCCCCGTGTTAATTATGGTTATTTCCATGCCGGTCACCCTATTTTCTCTTTCCATTTCGGAGATATCAACAATAATACCTTCAAACTTCTCGTCATTTACCTCAATCGGAACAACTGATTCAAGTGCGGGACCTAAAGCAATTCTCAGCTTATTTAATGTGTCACCATAATCTTTAATTAATGACAATTTAACTCTATATTCCTTGTCCTGTATCTGTGGTTTACTTACCAACACACCCGGTCTGTCTGGAATATATAACTTACCAACCTCTCTATTAAAAACAGGCTTATATGTTATAGATTCAATCGTACAAAGGGGCGTGATATCTCTATAGTTTATTACTAGTCTTTCCATTTGCTTACCATCCCTCTCTTATCCTGTAATATTAATTCGCCCATTGTCTAACTCTTCCTTTCTTATATCTATAATCATTCATAGCGTTAATGACCTGTTTATTCACTTCATTTGCGGTCATTTTTGCTGATTCAGCGGCCTCTTTTCTAGTTCCAAAGTTCATGCCCGGAATTGATACCGTTATGTTATTTTGTATCGGCTGATTAACCGTGTTGTTTGTTAGTCCACCCCTATACATATAAGGCATGGCTTTCTTGTATTCGGTTAGAAGTGTCGGATTAATATCCTTTATATTTCCTAATTTTTTCACGCTCTTGTCTGATACTGCTGTTCTTAGTGATAAATTCCGCTGTTTTTGCTTAAATTCCGCTTCGTTTAATTCTTTCTCTACCCTTGCTTTACCGCCTGTTATTTCATCCCATAACGATTTAGCGGAGTCAGATATAGAAGAAAAAATACCTCCAACCTTGCCAGGTAATCCAGATACAGCATTAACAACCGAGCCGGCTAAATCTTTTGTCGAGTCTACAACGGTACTAAAGCTTTCTTCCGCCTTGTTTTTTATACTATCCCAAGTATCGGAGAAAGTAGATTTGATATTGCCCCATTTTTCGCTCCAGATTTCACCAACTTTGCCTAAATCTCCCGTGAATATAGCTTTTAAAGTTCCTATTAATCCGCTCGCCAGGTTTATTATAGTATCAAAAACACCGGAGACTATTTTCCATATAGTACCAAAGACCGTGTCAAAGATTCCCGTTATAATATCAAAGCCTGTTTTAAATATTTTTCCCAGTATTTTAAAGAACCCGCCTATCATTTTCCCGATTCCTTCACCTGTTGTTTTTATAAGGTTCCATAATTTTTTAAGGATATTCCCGAACCATTTTCCGTAGACTTTTATTTTCTTCTTAAATCTCTCGAACCATTTCTTTATAGTATCCCAGTGCTTAACTAAGAGATAGATAAGACCACCAACAGCAACACCAATTGCACCAACAGCAGCAATAACCCCAAGAGATACACCGCTAAGAATTGTTACGGCTCCGCCTAAGATATTAAAAACAAAACCTATAGCCCCTACAATTGAACCAGCTATTTTAACAATTTTACCAAATGCGATAAGAACGCTTCCCAGTATAGCAATTTTGCCGACCATCTCCATGAGGTTTCTCGTTCTTTCTTCATCTTCCGTTAGGTCTTTAGCATCTTTTCTTAGTATATCAACTTTATCGCTTAACCAATCCACGGCGGGCTTTAAATCAGTCATAATAATATCAGCCAAGTCTCCTAGCGTTGTTTTAAATGTTTCCATGACTTTATTAGCTGTCGCCATTGTCGGATTTAAATCATGGATAGCATCGAATTTTTGTTTATTATAACTATCACCGGAAGTTTTTTCTTTTTTAATCCAAGGCTCTTCGCTATCAATTCCCACAGGCATTATTCCATTTCTGTTATATGGTATTCGTGGTGGAGGAGCTACTTTTTTAGGCTGTTCCTCTTGTTGAATAAGTTTTTCTAAGTTTAATAAGCCTGATTTATTCTTTTCATAAATATCAAGACCCTGACGACCACCAAACATTTCATTGAATAGTTCTTTTTGTTCCTCTTCAGATTTTCCTTTTGTAGCATCCAGCAAAGCCCTTATACCTTCACTCGTATTTAATCCTCCGCCGTAAAGTTTTTTAGTTGCGGGGTCAAGTGGTGGTGGAGGAGGTGTTTTTTTCTTCTTTTTCTTCTTGCCGTCACTTTCATCTTCTTCTTTTACGTTCTTACCTTTTAATGAGAAGGCGGTTCCTTTTGTCAATGCAGCAAATACTTTCTGAGGATTAATACCATTCTGAAGCATTGTTCCCACTTCCTGAATAGCACGGTCTAAATCCCAACCAAGAGAGGTTATAATACTTGCGTTATCCCTTATTGTTTGATTAATTTGTGAAAATCCTGCGTTATTGCCTTCTCCTGCTTTAGTGTATAACTCCAGAACTTTTGTAAGTCTTTCATAACTGTATTTGTCGTTATATGCTGATAAGCTCTTTTTAATCTCGTCAACAATCGTGCCCGGGTCAGTTATATTATTATTATATGAAAACATTACTAACTCTTCGGCCGCTTGTCTTAATTTGTCCCCCGTAAGTCCGAAGTGAGTATTAAGAGTAGCTATTATTGAACCTGTCATTTCTCGGATGCCCGGAACTTCCCCAAAATTTACAGAAAGGTCGGATATCAGAGATTCAAAGTCCTCTTTATTTTCGTTATAAGTATCAACACCAACACCACGTAATACCTCTTGTCTTTGTGCTCTTTGAGAATTAGCGTCAATAACACCCATTGTAGCCAACCCCGCAAGAGGAGCCGTGATATACTTTGTTAATTTTCTTCCTAGTGATTCAATTATTCCGCCCCAGCTCTTTAGCTTTTCTCCGGCTTGTTCAAAAACGCTACCGATTTGACAAAAAACAGAATTACTCATCTTCTCATCATTTAGTTCTTTATTAGTCTCTTTTATTTCGTCCTTTAATAACTCGGCGGAACCTTTTGCTCTTTCTAAATCAACCTTAAACTGGTCGTATTGTCCTTTGTCAATTTTTCCCAATGCATAAAGCTGGTTTATTTCTTGTTGTTTTTCTTTTAGTATTTCAAGTTCCCTTGTTGCCACCTTATGCTTTTCGGTTAGAGCTTCTTGTTTTTGAGTTAGTAATTCAATAGAACCCTTATTACTTTTTAAAGCTTCGTTAAGCCCCTTTAGTCTATCATCAGCTACTCTCATTTCATCCGCTGACTTCTTTATTACGTCTTTATACTTACCAAACTCGGTATTGCTCAGCTCTACTTCTTTTTTATGTTTTTCAAGTTGCTCCGTGAATGTTTTTAACTGACTTTCAGCAACCACTAAATCCTTTTTAAATTTATCGTACTGACCTTTGTCAATTTGTCCGGATTCAAACTGTTGCTTCATCTTATCCTGAGATTTAGTGAGTAAGTCCACCTTTTCACGTGCGGATTTCATTTTGTCCTCTAATAAGCTGGTTTTTTGAGCAATCAGTTCAACATTTTTCGGATTAAATTGAAGGGCTTTATCAACCGACTTTAACTCTTTTGTAAGAGAAGCCGTGTCTTTATTTATCTTTTTTATACTAGCAGATAATCCCGAGGTGTCCCCTTCAAATTCAATTGTTAATCCCTTTGTCTTATCACTTGCCATCTATCAACACCCCCTTTATCTTTTAAAAAAACATGTTATCAATGTCCGCTTGTGTTGCATGGCGTGCTCCTCCTCTATTATCAGTTTTTTCTTGTTGCTCAATCTTAGTTAAAATAATATCAATAAAAGAGCCGAATGTTATGGTGGAAAATGAGGAGAAATCAAGCCCCACATCTCCAGCCATAACTATCATTGATTCTGGGGTTAATGCCCATGTATCACTCGGCTCTTCATTTATTTCGTATTTTTTTTTACAGCAAGAGAACTAATAAAAGGCTCTAGTAATTCAGAAATCATTTTATAGACATCCGTAATTGAAAAGTCATCAAAGAACACGTCAGCACTCGGAATTGAGTCATCAGCTGCATAAGCCATACTCCATAAGAGGTTCAGTATATCTACCAGCTCAAGTTTTCCTGATAATTCATTGAATACTACACTCATAATTTCCGTGTCATTCTTTGCCGATTGTATTGATGTCATAATGCTTCCAAGTAACGGAAATACCATTTCACCGATATCCTTATTAAAATTGTTCCTATAAATGATAATGAATTTTGCTGCGAGACTGAAATTAATATTCTTGTCTTTAATCTTTACTGTCTTAATCATATTATTCCTCCTCTTTTACTACTAAGCTTGTGGGGTTTCTGCTGGTAAAAGAACTTCCGTTGCCATTTTCTTGTATTCTGGGGAGTCCTCATCAGCCCAGCAATAGACTTCCGTGCCACTCGGTACAGGTGCAGCGGTAATCTTCATTTTTACTGTGTTATTATCCTTGTTTTCTGATACTGTCTTTGTATCTGCCATTGCGGGTCTAGACATTGAAGCATAAAAGACCTGGAATTTTCTATTTTTCTCGTCACCTTTTACTCTATAGGTCATAGCAAATTTCTTAACCTTTTGGTCTGTCTTCATAATGTGTAAGCCATCCTTTTTTTCCATGCCAAATATTTGTTCCATGATTTCGTCAGGTACTCTTAAAAACTCAATATCACCTGAGAAGCCTTGAATTTCGTAAGATTGATGTGCGATTTTATCATCTGCATAGGTCTTACTTTCTGATTCTTCTGCTGCCAAGGTAAGACTTACCGCATTGATAAACGGAACCGCCTTGCCATATGTTAATTTTCTGTCAATCTCTGATTCTACCGGGAATAAAACAACTTCCGATAATCCGTATTCAACTGTATTAGCCATAATAAAAAATCCTCCTTATATATAATAACTAACAACGTACAATTCTCCGTACTCTTCCATAAAGTAAGGTGCCTCTTTTGTATAAAAAACACCCTCTCTATCTAATACTAATTCTATTGCTCTGCTTAAAATCCAAGGTTCGGTTTCAGAGTAGCCTCTAACTAGAAAATTCTTTGATGTATTAGCTACTCTATCATCGCCCGGTGTCGTGTTGAAACTCGTGATTTGATAAGTTATAAACGGCGGGCTTGCATTTCTAAAATCCATACCCGGAACCTTATAAATACCAAAATCATAACTCCATCCAGTTACTTTTATTTTCTTCAATATTTCAACTAATTTTTGTTCCTTCATAGAGTTTTCTTCACCTCTTCATAAAATTTCTTGCTAAACTCTTTTGCTGTAGGTTCAACATGGGGTCTACCTGATACAAAGCCGTAAGAGCCATATTTATTAGCTTTAACGTGTCCATATTCAAGCAAGTGAGTTAAGTGAGGCTCGTAATTATTTTTGATAACATAACGGTTGCCCGATTTTTTAAATTCTTTTTTAATAATCCAACCATTTTTATATTTTTTTGCTCTTTGTTTATTGCTTGCCGGTGATTTACTTTTTACCGCTTCTAACGCTTCTTCAGATATTTTTTTAACTATTTTCTCTACAGAATTTTCCACAGAATCTATATAACCTTGAAGCTCATCATTTATCATTTTTGAAATATCATTTTTCATCGGTAAAACTCACTATCGTTTACATCTATTTCAAGGTTTTTCGAAAATCTACTCAATCCTCGAGCCCCGTTATATTTGATTTCAGGATAAAAACTGTTCTTATAATGGAAAGGAATCTGGATGACTGATAATACTAATTGTTTATTTTCATTTCTAACGTTCTCAACATTGAGTATCTTATAATATTCACCGTCAATTTTTAATCTCATAATTTCAGGGTCAATATACACTCCAAAAGGTGTTCTTATGGTTGCTTTTTTAAGGTATTTTTCACCTTCCGCCACTATATTATTTAATCCATATTCCCACTGTATATTTCCATAAATACCGGCGTAAAAAATATACCATCTTCTGTAAGCCGTGGATGTGGGCTCGTCTGATTTATTTTTTATATAGTTCTCCACCTCAGCTGGTACCAATTCCCCTTCTCTTATTTTTTGTTTTTTACTTTCATATGATAATCCTGTAAGTGGAAAAGGTGCTAAGCTGACGTTACCCTGCTTTTGTTTTAATTTTTCAATAATTATTTTATCTCTATATACTGTTCTAACAATTGCCGCTCTTTGATTTCTATTTCTCACTGCTATCACCCTTTACTTTATCTGCTGCAACCATTAACTGCATGCGTAGGATAACAGGAGAAAAGTTTAAGTCGAAATCCTCCAGTGAATTATTCCAAGCATATCTAACCCTATTTATAAGAAGTTCCCTTTGTCCGTATTTATTCGTGTTATAATCCAGCTCCTCCCCTACCATTGCATCGATAGCCGTTTTAGATTCTATGAGGAGCCTGTTTATCTGCAAGTCGGTATCCTTATCGTAAAAAGCAATGCCTAAACTATTCCTTGCAGATGCCATAAGTTCGTTAAATTCCACACAATGAATAGTCAACTGACTTAAAATACCTACTGCTGGTTCATAATCATATTTAAAACCATTATTATCGGTAAAATAACCGCAGTTTTGTATAGGTTGATAGGGGCGAATATTCGGGTAGAGTTCTTTAAGTTTCTTTTCATCTGTTATTTTTATTCTGTCGTCACCTAATATATACTTATTAATAAAGTCATAAACTCTTTTCCCTGTATATAGGTAATCTTCATATTTTCTTAAATTCCATGCAAGGTTAGCATTTCCACTTAGATTATAGAAAGCTATCTCACTTTTCGATACGGAGTCTTCATGTCTTCTGTAAATTAATATTTCATCTACTATTTTCTTTAACTCTTCCCCGAATCTTCTAAAAGTCTCACTTATTTGATATTTATTTATCGGGCTCATGCCGGGATATCCAAATTCATTATCTATGTCAGGTAATATATATTTAATATTTTCAAGTATATTGTCACTATACAAGAGAGGAAGGGAGCCCCCTTGTAAGGTTTCGTCAGTTGTCTTATTTGTATCATCAGCCATGACTACTTACCCCCTTCACTCTTTTCTTTTTTCTTATTATCTTCTTTTATTTCTTCTATATAAGCACCTTTTCTTAATATTTCATCTGCTCTTTTTTTACTGATAATGAAGGTTTCTCCTATTTCTCTTATTTTATCCTCTTTAAGGTCTTTAAATCTTACTATTGTTTTTACTTTCATTTCTATCATCCTTTCATTATCCTTTTAATTATCCTAAGCTGCCGGAGTTGTAGAATTAAGACCAGAAAGGTCAAGAACTACAAAAGCTGTATTATCTACCGGTGCACCTGTTCCGTATAACTTAGCAACGTACAAGTCAGCATCTTCAATTGCGAGAGTTTCTTTATACTTTGTGATGTCAGTATTTCCACCAAGAACAAGTGAATAATTATTAACGTCTCCTACAACTGCTTTATCTACAGGGATTGAATCGGATAAGATGATTTCTTCACCTGTTGCAATTTTATCAGGAACCCAGTTGCCGTTGCTATCTCTTACAGCAAGAACAGGGAACACTTTTGTCCAATAAGTTACAGGATTACAGATAAAAGCGACTTTTCCGTTTGTAGCTGTTCCGCCTGCGAGGGTTGCTCTTACTTTGCCCATTTCTGTAGGGTCAAGTTTTGTCATTTTTACTGCTTCTTTAGGAGAGCATTTACCGTTAATATTCTTGTCTAAGTCAGCGGTCATTCCGATAGGCTTATTTTCTCCGTCACCTGTTAAAATTGCTTCTTCAAGTGTTGTTGCGATAGCTTCAGCCAATTCATTTACTATATAATCAGCAAGAGCTTGCGGGCCAAATTCAAAAACTTCTTTACCTACTGCGATGTATCCGCTGAGCTTTGAAGTTGTAATATCCAAATCAGTGAATCCATCGAGGAGAACTTTTTGAATATCAGCAGTAATAGGACCCCAGAAAGCAACAGCCTTACCTTTTTTCGGTACAGCTATTTTCGTAATTCCCGGGAAGTAATCCGGATTAATCATATCGAGCAATTTATGTTCTTTCTTTGCACGTTTTAAAGCCTGAGTATAGATTGAAGTCGGAAGAGGATATTTTAAATTGTCAAATGATTTCTTTTCAATTGCTTCATTAAAAAATTCTCTTTCTTGTGATGTCAATGTTAAGCCTAAGCCTCTTTTTTCCATAGCAGTAACATCTTCTTTTTGACTATATGCCAATACTGCTGCTTCTCTTGCTGAGTTTTCTACTGATTCTGTGAAGTTATCAAAAGCTTTTTTAATGCCTTCTTCATTACCTTCTTTAATAGCTGTGTACAATTCGTTTTTTGTGTTCTTATCTAAGTTGTTCATGGATTATAACCTCCTTAAAAAATATTAATAAATCCATTTAAAAAGTTCGTACCTTCTTCCGAGAGTTTATTTATGGTATTCTCTATTTTTTTACCGTTCTCATCTAAAGGTTTTCCGTCTTCCGCCTCTTTCTTGTAATCAATAACCTCGTCACATAAGCCGTAATTAAGGGAATCCTGAGCAGATAAATAAGTTTCTTTATAGATTAACTCTTTTAGCTCCTCTTCTTCTCCTTTGAAGCGTGGTTTATATGTTTCGATTACTAGTTTATCAACCTGTTCAAGTGATTCCGCCATTTTTAGCATGTCATCAGCGTTACCAAATCCAAAAGTGCTTGCCCTGTGTATCATTATCTGAGTATTATGAGGCATTATAACCTTATTTCCAGCCATTGCGATGATACTTGCACCACTTGCGGCGATTCCGTCAATAAATACCGTTATATCTTTTTTGCTTTGTTTCAGAATGTTATAAATAGCGATACTTGCATAGACTGACCCGCCGTAACTGTTAATGTGGAGCTCGAGCTTATCTTTTTTACATGAGCTGACTTTTTCCCTTACTAATTCAGGATAAATCACTTGTTTTTCGTAATCTTCTCCGGTTATCGGGTCTTTTTTAGGTGGTTCTGAGAGAATTGTGCCGTATAAATAAAGAGTTGAACGGTCTTCTTTCTCTTCTACTTCCACCCTGCATGAGATACTTTTGCTATCCATTGCAACCTCCTATAATATATTTATATAAAAAGAAATTAATCCCAGTTCTGTCCACCCTTAAAAAATACTTTTTGTAGTTACATCGGTGCGGTACTGGTCTTTTATTCTTATATATAGCAATTAAAAAGCCTGGTTTATTTAGTCTATTCTTTAAAAAGCAGGTTTATTTGACTCTTTAAAAAGCAGGTTTATTTGACTCTTTAAAAGCCCTGTTTTTTTATAGTAAAGACTAAAAGCATGGTTTATTTATCTTCTTTCTTGTCATTTGTTTCCTTTTCAAGGTTTAATGTAATATATCGCTTGTCTCCGTCTTTTATCGGTGGTCTTCCAAGCATTTTCAAATTATCATTAACCGTATTTACACCATTCCTTGTTAGGATATCAATTGTTTCGGCAAGGTCTTTAATTCCTCCGATTGTTGCCTGTGTTGTATCAATAACAGCGTAACTACCGGCTAAAAAGTCCTGTTTTCCGTATAGTTTTCTGTTTATTTCATCTTCCAACATCTCTTTTATAGGTCTAATCGTTTGTGAAAAGAACTGGTTTTTTGTTGCTTCATCCACGGCGTTACCTCTTAAAAGATTTGTTGGAATCCCAAAAGCAAGGCTTATCATATCTATACTGTCGTCAATTAGTAACCGTATGTCTCTACTGTCTGAACCGTTCTTATAAGTTTGATTCGTTAAATCTGTATATTGAAGCCCTGACGATATCGGAAGAATCCCGCCATTTTCGTTTTCAAGAAAGCTTTTAAAGTTATTATTTACCAGATTATCGAGCTTTTTATGAGCTTCTTCCGTTTGTGGATAACTAGCATCAACCTTTAAAATCCCTCTCGTTGCATTACTTCTCTTATATGTTTTCATGGAGTAATTAATGAGCTCCTCCAATTCTTCAGTCAGTTGTTTAATATAAGAATAAATTTCCTCATTGTTTAATTTTAGATATATTACCTGACTTTCTGAGAAGTTCCCTATTAATTCAATATTATTAACAACGACTGAAGAATAAAGAGCGGGTCCGTTTATGCTTTCTCTTCTTATAAATGAATCCGCCACCCATAAGCTGTTATTTCTCATAACTATTAACACTTCATTTTTTCTTATTAATCGTGATACTACTTTTTGCCAGAACACGGAAGCTGAATCATTATTGTTAGGCTCTACATTGAGTAAATAATAATTCTCACCCTTAACTTCTTTATAATATTTAAAAGTTCTAATTTCTGACACTGCTAAAGTCCGTGCTATTAAATTGATTGCCTGATTTGTAACAAGCTCTTTTATCTGAATTTTACCCCTTGCTCCATCTAAGAAATACATAGAAGAAGAGGAGCCCCTTTTAAATAATGAACTTAATCTATCAATAAATGCCACTATTTCACCCCCTCACTTTTTAAAATAATATAGGCTCATAAAGTTGAAAATCATTGCCACTTAAGGCGTTTTCTTCAACATTAATGAAACTATGAACCAAAGCAAAGAATCCGTCAGTTTTCCTTTTATATGGTTCTATTTTCTGAAACGTCTTATTTCCCTTTTTATCTGTAATTACTTTACTATTTGAAACATACCATCTCATCATTTTATCTTCTCCAAAAAATATTTTTCTGTCTTTAAATAACTGAAGTATAAGAGGAGCCACCTTGTTATGTGATATTGACCCGCTTCTTACTTCTTTTGTTATGCCTCCAAGCCCTACAGCGTTAAAAGCCTGCTCCAAAGCTGACCATCTAAAACTGTCGCAATGTATACTCTTTATATAATATTTTTTTGCCATTCTCTGGAACCATTCCGCCACCAAATCCGGGCTTATCGTTCTGTGGTCTTCCGTTTTTACTTCTTCCGCCCAGCCTTCTTTTATTGCTGACCGTAAATCAACGTTATATTCAATTCCCTCTAAAGCTGTTTCGTGAATCCAAGTATGATGAAGAACGTACTGATTACCGTCTTTTTCAAATCGTAGCACGGCTGAACAGAAGTCGTTTAAATCTGCAAAGTCAACACCAGCTATGCACGGTTCTCCGGTTAAATCTGGAATTTCTCCCCTTGTACTCTTTAAATCTTCAACGCTACAAATTGCCAAGTTCTTATTTCTATACGGTAAGTTCATCCTCTTTGTTAAAAATGCTTCTTTTGCTGATTCTGAATATTTAGTATCTTCGTACTCGTTCTTTATAACGCTTCTTAATGTTTCATCATAATTAATTCTCGGGTTTGCTTTATCCCATAGCTCCTCTTTACCTAACTCTTTAATGTTGTCAAGTTTAAATATTATAGGTAAAAATCCGTTATGTGGTCTTTCTTCGCTTAATATTTTCTCCGCCCTGTCAATCATATTATCCAACACCGATTCTCTATTAAATCCGTTCGTTGTAATGTATATTTGCCTCGGGTCACTAACTTTTCCAAGTCCTCCAGTGAATACATGAATGATTGAATCGTTATCATATTCGTGAATTTCATCAAAGATTACACACCCAGAACGTAAGCCATCCTTTGTTTTAGGGTTGCTCGTTCTATACTTTAGCGTGCTACCTGTTTTTTTAAAGGTTATTTCTTTTAAATTGTAGCGATATAGTTTTTTTATTTTATCCGGTGATGAATCAATGACTGAATAAACTTCCTGAAAACTACATTTTGCCTGTTCCTCCGAATTTGCCACGATATCAACGTGATAGTTCTTAATTGCGGGTATTTCCCAGAGAATAGAGTTATCTTCCCTCATTTTTAAATAGTCTTCATAAGTTATGTTTCGGTTGTCTGTACTTGTTAAAAAGAATGATAATGCTGAGATAAATCCGTTTTTTCCTCCGCCTCTTCCCATCATAATGAACACGGAAGGGAACACGAGAAAGCCTGTTTTTTTATATCTACAGCCAAGGATTAAACTTGCCATCATTTTTTGTGCTGGATATAGAGGGAAGAAATACTTTTCCGTGACTTCAATAAATCTGTCAATCGTTATTTCGTCAATAAATATTTCGTCATTATCTCTTACCTCTTTTTCAAGAAATTTTATAAGTGACCGCTGTTCTTTACAGGCGTGAATTTTGCCGGTGATTACAAGATTAATATATTCGTCAATGTTTTTATAAAAATTCCATGTCTTCATCTTCTATCACCTTTATATCAGCTCCTCTTAACCCTAACTCCGAGAGTATTTTTAACATCTGATTATTTGTTGACCTATATTCTCCGCAAGAGTCGTTTTTTTTGTAACCGTACTGGTCTTTTCCGTTTTGCCATAATATTGACACTCCACGTTCTTTGATATCAGCGGCGAGCCCTCTTAATATTTCGTATAGCTCACAATAGTCGTCAACTAATCCTAAATAATAAGGGGTGTCCATGGATTTTTCGGTCAATTTCTCTATTAAAGAGCTCCTCATTTGCTCCATTGTGTCCCGCTCTTTCTTCGTCATCTTATAACCCATAAAATCACCCCCCTCTATGGTTCTATTTTTTAAAAAAGTTATAGACTGAAGCTCAGCAATTTGGTGTAGAGGGTCAGAAAAAAACCACTTTTTAAACATGGGGGGCACCCTTAAAACCATTGTTCTTCGGGAATCCCCTCTTTTCTTTCATTTCCCCCTAATTTTTCTTTCATTTTCTTTAATTTTTCCGGATGCATCGAGCTGTGACAAGCTTTGCAAAGTGAAATAAGATTTGAAGAATCAAGCCTTAAATCCCAGTTATCCCTTAAAAATATCACGTGATGCACATCGACTGCTGGTGTTACTTTGCCTTTCTTTTTACATAGCTGACACTCGTAATTATCTCTTCTTAATATTTCCCTCCGCTTCCTCCGCCATTGTGACGAGTTATAGAAGTCGAGGTATTTTTTATCGTTAATCTTATTTCACCTCCTACTAATAATTAAAGAGTTTTTGTTTTCTTTATTTTCTGATTTTCCCTACATTAATAATTAAAGAGTTTCTTAAAATAATATTTTCAGGAATTTCTCTTATACTAATAATTAAAGAGTTTTCATAAATAATATTTCTAAGAATAACCCTTATTAATATTTACAGAGTTCTTGTAAAAAATATTGAAAATAAATGAAAACTGAAATAATGAATAGTGACTTTGTTATTTTTTTAACGTTTTCAGTTTTGTATATTGTTATTTATTTCACAATTTCATTTTAAGTTTGCTTATATTTCTTTCAATCTACTTTAGTATGTATAGATTTTGTCATATTATTTATGTTTTATATATGACATTAGTTTAAGCGGAGTTCTAGGGCATTTAGACCACATCCACGCCGAGAAGTCATATATGTCATATATACTTTTAACCTTTTACATTTATTACATTTGAAATTGTTATTTATTTAACGATATCAATATTTATAATTAAAAGTTGACGATTTTATATATGACATATATGACAAATTGCTATAAGCTAGTCTATAACTATGTTTCAGCGTCATATATAAAAGCTTGCTATATGTGACTATATATGACAAATGTTACTTTTAACCGTAAGACTAGGTGCTTTAGTATATATGACTTTTTTTATTTTTATATATGACGGAGTAAAAAAACACAACGAGAGGCGGATGAGGAGCGTAATAATAAAAGAAGTGACGGTGAAGATGACGGTATAAAAAAGAAAGAGCCAGTCTATAAAACCAGCCCTTAGTATTTTCTTAATTTTTTCTTATATAGTATTTTTGTTTTCCGTATTTGCCAAAAGTCTTTTGTTTGTTTATTATCTCTAATCCTGCTTGTCTCATTAGTGTTGCAATAGTTCTAAAGTCACTCCTCTTCATTCTGCTTACGTCACAACCTAATGCTATTTCCGCTATTTCAGATACACAGAACTCCGACTTTTTCATACCGCTCCAGCCACTGGAGGCATTGAAGTATTCTCTTTGTTGATAGGTATCCCATTTGTACCAGTCATCCGGAAACTCCATGTCCATAAATTTTTGAATAATCCCTATTCTTTCATCAATATACACAAACTTTTCATTTCTTTCATTTACCAGTTTCTTTTCTTCAGCCGTCAAATAAATGGAGTAATCGTGCTTGTAATAATACACAGCCTCCGCCCATATCTGGTCTCTATTTTCCTTAATCCAGTTATCTCTTTCTTCAAACGTCATGCCACAGTCACCACATTCAAGAACCCAGAAACGTCTGTTGCCTGCTGGGTCATTTAAAACCTCCGTATCGTTAGTTGTTCCAAAGAATACAATTCTCCTCTCATAATCCTTAGATTTACGGGCATAAGGCTTTCTTATTGTATCTTTTTGAGCAGATAGAAAAGCACGGACTGATTCAATTGCTGCCTTGCTTAAACTGGATAACTCCGCAAATTCTCCGATTATTTTTCCGTCTATATTCATTACAGCATCCTTATTTTCAAGGTTATCCATTCTATCACAAAACCAATCCTCTTTCGGACACATTAGTGATAAAAAGCTACTCTTTCCTATTCCTTGTTTCCCTGATAATATAAGTGCTTCATCTTTCTTTTTACCTGGCTCGTACTGTCTCGCAACGACTGCTACAAATTGTTTCTTTGTCAGTAATCTTGAGTAATCACTATCTTCAACACCTAGGCATTTTATTAAAATCTCATCGAGTCTCGGCTTACCATCCCACGTTAGAGAGTCAAAGTATTCACATGCTATATCCATGTTGTTCTCGTTTCCGACTGATGATATTGCTTCGGTAACATATAGCATTTTTGTTTTAATCCTGTAGTTATTTGAAATTTTTTTGAATATGAAAGATATGTGCCCATCCGTTAGCAATTGAGGTTCTTCAACATAGTTACCGTTAATGTCAAAGTTTACCATGTATTCCTCTTTAAAAAAGTCATATCTCGGACCGCCGTAAAAGTCAGGGTCGTATTTAAGAGCAATATAATAATTATATGGTATATCTTCAACCTTGCCTTTTTCGGTCATTTGAAGCATTGATTCCCAGTCGCTACCGCTCTTTTCTTCGTTCTTCTTAGGCTTTTTGCTGAAATCCTCCAAACCATAAGAAGGGTCATTAACTATTTCTTTTATAACTTCTTTAAATGATGGAGCATCAGCAGGGTTAGGATATACACCGCCACCGTCTAAATGACCATATTCCGTTATTCTGTAGAAGTCAAAGCAATTTAAGGCATAACCAGTATTGCAAGGGTCAGTGGAATCGTGACTAAATGCGTGATTATCCTTTGTTATCCATAAGCCGTCACTAGCAGAACCCGGAACATAGGTAAAGCGGTCAGCCCTCGAGCCTTGTTTGTAGATATCAGGTCTATTTTCAACCAAATCACGTATATTGTGACGGTCATTGAATAGGTCAATTAGGCTTACCTTAGGTTCCTTTTTATCAAAGAATGACTGATTATCCGGTGTTCTTTTCGTTCTTTCTTCTTGTTCTTTTCTTTCTTTTTCCTTTCGCTCCTCCGTTACCCTTAATATTTCGTCAACATCAAGAGGAGCTCCGTCTAAATGTAAGAACATATACATCTTGTCTTTCGGTGCTGACGGATAAAACATTTTCCTTGCCGCCTCTTTACTACAAGGGTCAACCTGTGGAGTTGTTTCGTCATACATACCAATTCTGTCACTTAATAATTCAACGATATCCTCGTATTCTTCCGGTGTTACGTCTCTCGATATAAAGATGACAACCCTTAGTCTCAGTTTTTCATATGTCGAGCTGTGTGTTTCGTGAATAACGAGCTCCGTGTTAGGTAGTATTTCCTTAAGAGATTTAACAAAGGTATTGTAGTCATCCTTAACATCATCCAAATCTAACACGATAATACTTTTTGTAATGACGAGAGATTTTTGAGCACGTATGTTTCCATCTGAATCTTTTTTGAATAATGCTGGAATATATCCGCCAACGTCTTTAGCGTGCCCTCTTTCTTCTTTCGTCATGTTCTTGTATTCTTCCATTGTTTCACTCGTCTTTATACAATTGCTAAGCCGTTCAATGAAATCTTCCTTACTTACCTCTTCTTGTCTTAATTTGCCTGAATAAACAGAATCAAACGTAACTAAATTTAACATAATTACTTCCTCCTTAAAATGTTATTAGTTTTCCCGATTAAACCTCATGCGGTTCTTTCGGGTATGAAAAAGGGATGTACTCATATGGTCCTTGTAATGAATACACCCCTCAAATGGAGGCTCCTTACTGATTCTTACCAGTTCGGAACCATGAATATTAAATTAAAAATACAAGGACCATTCTTTAGCTTATTATTCTGCTACTACTTTTTCTTTTACATTGACGTAATTCATATAACGATTAATCGCCTTTATTGCCTCTTTATCGTCACCTATCACTTTGAACATCTCCGTTTTTCCCTTTGTTTTTTCTGTGCAGATATCCTCTTTTTTATAGCCCATATTAACAAGCACATTAATTATTTTTCTTTGACTCTCTTCATCTGACGGCATCCGTTGATAATATCCGCCCGGCTTAATCTTGCAGCCCGGAATACCACCCTCAGCTTTATAAAAATCAAGTGCTTTATCTTTAAATGCTTCCTCTTGTTTCGTAATAAAAGGCATCCACTGAATAGCTATTGAAAATTCTTCCGCATGTGGATTTCCCGCCATTAAAGCCTCTATATATCCCATACAAGCTTTTTTAACTGCTTCACAGAATACCCTTTTCGGACAATACTGACAGCGTGTAGGTAGTGGAGAAGCTAGCTCTTGTGCCTCGTTTTCCGACAACTTATCTACTTCTTTATTTCTCTCGTTTGCATCTCTTACCAAGTCTATAAACTCTTTTATTTTATCCATTGACCACGTTTTTCTTTTTATCGGTTCTCTTTCTGTTGTTTGATAAATTATCGTTTCAACATTCGTTATTTTTTTGTTACTAAACAGGGTATCCATAGCCCCTAAAGCATATAGTGCCAGTTGCGGCGAATCAGGTTCATCACTATTCCAGCCTGTCTTTAAGTCTATTATTTTTAAAAGCTCGTTCTCTTCGTTATAAATAACAACGTCAGCCGTGCCCCAGCAATCTATGTGATATTTTTCCATTGACACCCGCTGTTCTACTAATATTTCGTGACCTTTTCCCTCTTCCATAACAAACCGGCAATAGTTTCTGACCTGTTCCGTCTTTTCCTCTCCGAGCGTTCCAGTAATTGTCCGGATTCTGTTCGTGTAATCGGCTAACTCCTCTTCTTTCTCTTCGTCACCTAAGCACTCTTTGTATCTAAAACATAACTCCGCCAGCTCGTGCATAAGTGTTCCTGTTATTGCCGCCGTGTTGTCTTCGTTCTTTCTATCTGCTTTGTAGTCGCCGATATGATAAGCACTGAAAGCACAGAATAGCCATGCCATACTTCCTGACGGTGCAAATCTTGCGTGAGCTCTTTCTTCTTGTCTAATTAAATCTTTTTCCATAATAATTCCTCCTCTATTTATGAATATTTTTTATACCTCACACCAGTTATATTTTTTTTGTAAGGTATGTACTACTGGTGTATGACTAAAAAGAGAAGCGGGGAAAGATATTAAATTTATATTTTTTAAAAGAAGGAATAATTAATGCGTATGAAAGACATTTAAGGGATATTCTCCCGGGTTCAAATATTTTAACAATTTTCAAGAAAGGAACTATTCCCCCGCTCCTATATAACTATTACATGTTTTCTCTAAAAATTATTTTTAAAGATTCATGTGTCCAATTTTCTTTAAGTTTCTTTAAATTCACATTTGTCACCGTATCTAAACAGAAACATTTTCATCTTCATCCTGTAGACATCAGTTTTGTAACCTTTAACATCTTCAACAACAATGTCGCCGTTTTCCTCGTATTGAAAATCTGCTGAATATGTTATTTTTTTGTGTGTTTTTCCTTTGTGTTTAAACTTGTCCTGTAAAAGGAATTTTGGATGAATAGTAAGGTTTTTTATTTTTCCTTGTTTCTCTAGCTCTTTTAGTTCTCCGTATCTTCGTGCTTCTTTTATAGAATCGAAAGTGATATTATCCACGACTGTTTTAATTGTTCCGTATTTACTGGTCACGTCTCTTTTCCTCCTCTTCCAGATAATCTCTCAGTATTTCAAGGGCGAGTTCTGCTTTTTCAAAGATGTCAAGTTTACTATCCTCGCCCAGTAATTTCGTTCTTTCGTCTTTAATCATCGTTATTTTCCTCCCGCTCTTTTCTCTTTTTTCTTAGTTTCCGGAGTCTTCTTTTTCGTGCTGATTTTATATCATAAAGCACCATTGCTCTGTTCTCCACGTTCTCCGGCTTATCTTCTAAAAAATACAACTGACTGTATACTTCCCGATAAAAAAACTTTATTATTCTCTCGTTCGGCTCTACCGTTTTTAGTAGTAATTCAAGTTGTTCTATCTGATTTTTAAGATACCTTTCGATGTCCTTGTTGTTATAATTTCCGTCACTTAGTTGTCCTTTTAGTGCTTCTATAGTGTGTTCATTAATCATTATCAGTTCCTCCAAGGTCTCTAGTAATCATGTTATAAATATCCCGCTCTTGTTTCATTGTTTGATTTATAATGTTCACAATCTCTTGCGATGCCTTAAGTTTTTTCATCACCCGGCTATTTATTTCTATTTCCGTTTTGACCCTATTCTCTAAATCATCAAGAGCGTTATATATTGCCCGTTCTCTTAGTGGAGCTAACTTACCAAATTCGAAAAATAGCCCCTCCGTAGCGTCTTCATAATAATCATCAATCAGGTGTCTTATTGCGAGCACGTCATCATTGAAATCACAGCCTGCTCGTTCTGCGTGTCTTTCAATACCGTCTAATCTCTTTGTCCAAATGGAATCAATTCTGTTTAAATAACTCATTCGTAATATCCTCCTTGATAAAGTTATTTTTTTTGATTTAGGAATTATTATTTTTCTTCCTACTAATTATTAGATAGTTTTTCAAAATAATATTTTCTAAATCCAGCGGAATAGTTTTTTATTTTTTATATATTCCTTGCTAATAATTAAAGAGTTTTCAAAAATAATATTTTCTAACCCAGCGGAGATATTTTTTACTTATTTCTATCTCCTACTAATAATTACAGTGTTTGCTGAAAAATTATTTATAAACCAGCGGAATATTATTTTTAAACTATTTCCTTTCTAGTAATTATTAAAGAGTTTAAAGAAATATTATTTTTAAAACCCAACGGAGATATATTTATTTTTTTTATCATCTCCTACTAATTATTAGAGAGTTTATTAAAATAATATTTTCTAACCCAATGGAATAGTATTTTTATTATTTTCATCTCCTACTAATAATTACAGTGTTTGTCGAAAAATTATTTATAAACCAGCGAAATATTATTTTTCAACTAATTCCTTTATATTAATAATTAAAGAGTTTTATGAAATAGTATTTTTAATATCCAGCGGAATAGTATTTTTAAAAATGGGCAGACTTCTACTAATTATTAAAGACTTTAAGGAAATATTATTTTTAAAATCCAGCGGAAACAAAAAAAGCCCCCTGATTCCATAAATGACGGAAAAACGAGGCTTTTATTCTTTATGTAGCAAGAACGATATTTATTCGTCAAAGAAACCTGACTTTTATTTTCTTAAATTGAGAAGTTTTATTGATATTATGTTGATGCAAGGTCTCAAAGTATGGTATTATAGAATTAAAGAAGATGAGGGGGTGAAAGAAATGAAAAGAGAAAATGGCTCGGGAACTGTCTGA